GTGTCCGCTGGACAAGGCTGTAGAGATTTACCCACCCCCGGGTCGTCAGTCGCCTCGAGCTCGCGCCCTCAAGGCCTCCCGCTGGGTCTTGGCCTGGTGGCACGGGTGGCAGGTGGCCTCAAGGTTGCCGGCAACTGTGGCGCCTCCCTCAGCCTCTGGGATGATGTGATCAACCTCAGTTGCTGGTGTCGCTTTCCGCTCTCGCTTGCACGGCTGGCAGAGGTACCGATCACGCTCAAGCACCTGTTCTCGCAGCCGGCGCCAAGGCCTGCCACCTCTGCCTCTGCCTGCACGGCCTCGTGTCCAGCTCTTGGCCTGGTCGGCGTGAGCCTCGCAGTAGCCGTGCTTCTCCCTGGTGGTCATCCGGCACAGCTTGTCCCGGCAGGGCTTGGCGGTACGCTGTGGCATCAGTCGAGTGTGCTGCCGTCGAGGTAAGTGGTCGGCTCCCTGTCCTCGTCATCCATGCCCTCGGCCTCAGCCATCGCCTGAACCAGTGCGGCATTGCTGCTGGCCAGGCGATTGATGGCATCTGTCTGCTGGCGGATAGCTTCGATGAGCTCGGCAGTCTGTTGTTCGTTCACTTAGATGCCTCTTCGATTGGCCGGTCGTTCCATGCCCTGACGTCATCCTTATCGCCCTCGCACGCGGTAGCCACCTTCTTCAGCTGCTCAGCCCACACCGGGCACCAGTCAATCCGCCGAGGTGGCGCCGGAAGTGTCCGCGGTACCAGGTAATCCTGAGGAACCTGCTCCTTCACGTACTCGGTTCGGGTCAGCCACTGTGCCGGACCGCATCCGCTCATAAACAGCGTCAGGCCACACATACTCAGGACCAGAGCAAGGCGCATCTCTAACCAACTCCTTCAGCTCGGCCTCGGTCTTGGCCAGCTGTTCGCTAAGGTTTCTCTCTCGCTCTGAGCGGATCAGGGCTTGCTGATCCCGCCAACGGATATCCGCCTGCAGCTGAGCGATCTGGGATAAGTTCTCTTCGTTGGTGACCCTGGCCTGATCCATGGCCTGTGTGAGATTGGCGTTCTCCTGCAGCAGCTGCTGGCGGTCTGACCACAGCCACCAGAATGAGAGGCCCGCAACGACCACCAAAGTGGCGATGATCGGAACCGCATACGCCGAGAGCTTGGCCTTCACAGTGCTCAGAATCATTGCTTCACCTTGCCTGCCCAGGCCTCAGCGATGTTGTTGCCGAAGTAGCTGACGATCAGTGTGGCGCTGATGCCGTATGACCAGCCGATGACCACCCCCATTGATTCAAGGACCTTCGGATCATAAATGCCCAGAAGGACCCAACAGGGCGTCTGCAAGATGGCCCACCATTTGCCGGTGTAGTACCCGCGCCGGCGGTGCTTCCACCAGCGATTCGGGTCCGGATGGCTTTCAGTTGCGTCCATATTGGCTTTCAAGGAGGCGGTCGAGCTTCTCGTTCATCCGCCGGATATCGACCTTGAGCTCGTTGTAAGTCTTTTCAGTGCGCTCCTGGTCATTAAGCCGGGCCTGCTGCAGCGTCTGAACAGAACTTTCAACCAGTGAAAGTCGCTCATCCTGCTTGGACTGATCCCTGGCAATGGAAACCGCCAGCAACACAACCGTCACCAGAACTGCGATGGGAATGCCCTTGTCGATGTGCCAACCTCGGCGATCGCTCACTTCAGACACCGCGTACCTCGCCAGCCCGCATGATTTCCGACAACTCAACGGCTCTCACGCCAACCTGGCGGGCCCATTTCGAATTGAGCATTTCGTCTGCTGCCCGATCCCAGTCCCGACGACCGATAGCTGCCCACATGTTCTTGAAGCCCATGAGGCCGGCAAACCCAAGATTAAAAGCCATATTGCCGATCACGGTTTGACGAATAGGATCCAGGTCCCGGTATTCGTCCACGGTCTCCAGCTGACGCTCAACCTGGTCGATGTCGTTGTCGAGCATGAAGTCAGCCTCATCGCGACTGATGCCCACGTCTTCCAGGTTGCGACCATAGCCGACGGTCAGCTTGCCCACTGTGTCGAGGTAGGGCTTCAGTCGGAGGCCTTCGTGGCGCTCCAGCTGTGATCTGAGTAGTTGGCGATTCATAGGCATAAAAAAGCCCGCTCGGAGGCGGGCGAATAGTCATGTGTGGTTGCGGCTGCTGAATTGTGAAGAGGGCGCCAACCTCACCGAGCGGCTATGTGTCATGCCCGCCAGGCCGCACGTCGTATCTGGTCCGGACACAAAAAAACCGCCAGCTCCAAGTGGAGGGCGGTTTTATTGGGGATGGTTTCCCAAACTAGAGCCAGAGTACCAAAACCACCCCAAAACGCAACACCTTATGCCACGCCCTCCCGCTCCTCCGACATCAGTCCAATTTCATTGGCAACTGGAGCAAGGGCTTTTCGCTCCATGTTGTCGAGGATACCCAGCATCTTGTCCCAGTCAGCCGCCCAATGCTCAGCCCAGTTTTGAACGCTCGGAAGCCTCTCGCCATACATATGGTAAAGGAACCTTGATATACCAGCAGGACCACCAAGCGTAGATCCACCGCCAAATACCACATCACGGTGATGGCGCATTGCTGCATACATCAAGAGCTTCAGCCGAACGATTCGCTTACCCTGCATGGCTAGAAGCCTGTCCTTATCTAGGGCTTTGAAAAATTCATTTTGCAGGTATTCATGAACACGCTCGCAATCTTCTGCGCTGAACTCAGTCGCTGGCGCGTACATTATCGCCCCGAAAGATCTCAGCGGCTTGGGCAGTGTCTTTATTGCCCCCTGAATTCGAGACCTCCACATTGCATCCCATCTCTCAAAAAAGTCAGAACCGCCTTTTAATGACTCCGAAGCTGTCACGAGAGGCTTCCGGCCAGAAAGCACGCGGCCCCTATCTGTTTCCTCATACAAGTTTCGGTACCATCCCTGAGAGTAGACCTGGCCTGGCTCCTTAGGTGCTTTCTCTTCAGCGTTTTTCTTCGGAGTACGCGCCCGAGCGAGGGCGTCATCCTTTGGAATGTAAAAAGCATCGTGCCATGCCTTACGCGCAGATAATCTCATGCAGCCCCCTTAACTTCGATGTGGCCCTTCTCTATGAGCCGGTCCTGAGTCCTTATAACCCCTTCCAGGTGCCAGAGGTCCCGGGTTACCCTGGAATATCCATCATTGGCATACCCGCCATCCAGCCAGCCATGACATGCTGAGCAGGCATAGGCCGCCTTGTGGTCTTCATTCTTTCCACCAACGCCACCGCCATTCAGGTGAGCGAGGACTGTGGTGTCTGGGTTTCGATTACAAACCCCAGGGACTCTCACCAGGCAAGGCTCACCTTTGGCGCTGTCCCGGATCTTGCTCCGCTTCGGTCTGGTGGATTTCACTTGAGCCCGGAACTTCAGGCCACTCTTTGATTTCAGCGATGTCTTGGTTTTCAGCGGCGTTTTTCGAGTCAGCATGTCAGTCCCCGTGGTACCGTGATCCGCCAGCGCCATAGCCCCGGCCGTTGCTCTCTGCCCTCATGGCCGCCAGCTGTCGCCTGACCTCCACCAACTCCTGGTTGCGCTCGCTCAGCCGGATTCGCAGCTGAATCACCAGGTCTTCCTTTGAGAGGCTTTCGCCGGTCTCCTTACAAACCACACCGGACGCTTCACAGCGGTCGCAGGGCATCTCATAGAACATCGGCTTCACAAAGCCACCGCCATGGCACTTTGGGCAGGGCTTGAGCGGCCGCTTCTCCTGGTTGAACGCCGGGCCCGATCGCTTCCTCATGCAGCCCTCCGCTTTTTCCTTTGAATGCGCGGATCCTCCCAACCGGCCAGATCCAGCTCGATATCAATCGCTTCCGGGCTTACCTGGTAGTGACGGGACAGATAAGACTTGCTCAGTTTTGGCAGCTGCTGATCAATGCGGGCCTTCTCTGCTGCACACTGGCGGATCAGCGCCTGGTCTTCTTCATCGAGGGCAACAACGGGCATATGCTCCCGGACCTTCCTGATCGTGAAAGAGCTGCAGCCAAACTTCACTCCCAGAAACTTGTCGGAGAGCTCCTCGGACTGGGCTCGAAGATCGGCGCCGTGCATGTAGTCTTTCGCCGCCTGGCGAGCTCTCATCTTGGAAAGGTGGTTGGTTCTCAATGCAAACCTCCAATGCGCTTGGTCTTATCGTCTACTGCCAGCCCGAGGAACTCCTCCGTTTTTTCATGGTGGATGCGGACCACGCCTTGCTCACCCCCGCCCTGGTACACCAGCCGGGCCTTTTCCTTGTCGCCTATCAGTGCCGGCTGGTCCGTCGAACGACCACGCTTGAAGCCAGATTGCAGGCTGTTCTCGTGCTCGCTGGCGCCGATGAGCTTTCGAGGGAAGCTGTCGGGTGGTGTAGTGGTGAAACCTTGGTAGAGCTTCAGGAAGTTGTTCCGGAGGAACGGATATTCCTTGTTATCGGTCAGGGCAACGGTCTGCCAGCCGCCAAGCCTCTCGATTGCTGCGTGGATTTTCGGGTCATCGAAAACCACAGAGCGGTAGTTGCCCACGCAACGGATAGCGAAATCGACCTTGGCCCAAGCCTCCCCGCTGGCGGACTGGCTACTGCCCTGCAGCAACCGGACGATATCGGCAGGCTTGGGCGGGTACTGGCCCGTATCTGGGTTGGTGATGTGCCGAGATAGGGCGTGCTCAATGTCAGCCAACGAGAAGGCGATGAGCGACTGGAATACCATGTAAACCACCCTGGGCTCGGGGCTCTTGCCATAGATCTCATGGGCCTGTGCCCACATATCGCCAAAGGCCTCCAGATCATTGGTGTTCATAGGTCACTCCTTGCTGGCTGTTCGAGCGCTGCTCGTGGATGCGGCGGAGCTCGGCGGCTCGATCGATACCTGCCTGTTGCGGGGCTTTCCGGCGCTCTGACCTCCGCTGCATGGCAACCTGAGGCCACTTGTCGCGAAGCTTTTCGGGGGATTGGACGTGTGAAGCCCAGAATTTCTCGTGACGGATAGCCCAGTCCCACAGAATCCGGATGTGGCGGTGCTCCCGGCCATCCTGCTCTCGCATCAGCCGGATGGTGTTTGCCCAGCGGGAGAATTTCGGTTCTCGTGGCTTGTCCTCTCCCAGCTGATCGACCAGTGCGTCCCACATCCACACCGCAAGATCGAGATCGTCTTGTGTCCCCCAGAATCGGCCGTTCTCGATGGCGGCATCAGGCCTTGAGGGCTGGCTTTGCTCGTTGGGGTGATCTGGGTCGTCCTGCGCTGGGTGGTTGTCCGGCCGGTCAGGCCCGGACGTCTTTCCTGCCGTAGTCTCTGAGGTAGTCTCTGAAGTAATCTCTGTAATAGATTGGCGGTTTCCGCCCTCACAGTCTGGCGGGTTTGTGCATTCTTGAATGGCGCTTTCCGCCATACTGGTTGCACCATCTGTACATTCTTGATTGGCGGATTCCGCCATTCTGGAGGACAGCGCTTTCAGGGCGGTTTCCAGAGCGTCAACGTTCACTCGGAAGTACAGCTTCGCCGGAACACCTTTCCTGATCTCTTCCAGGAAGCCGGCCTTTTCCAACCGCTTGCGAGCGGTCTCCTGCTCCCGGCGTGTCATGCCGGTTTCGGCCTCCCAGTCGGACTGAGACTTATAGAACCAGCCGTCCTTGTTGGAGGTCCGGCCATGCCAGTAGATGCACTGGGAGAGCATCAAGGCACCAGTGATCCCGACACCCAGGTCGACGAAAGCCCTCTGGAAGGCGATAGGCCTGTCGAATAGTTCAATACCACTCACGCCACGTTCTCCTGGTCATCGAACAGGACGTGGCTGTAATGGCCATCCCAGTCCTTTCGCATTTCAAGCCGACCCTGCTCATATTGGGCATAGAGCCACTTGGCTCCCTTCTGGGTGAGCACAACCTTCTCGCAGGGCCGATCGTCTCGGTTCAGATAGCGCCGCTCGGTGAAAAGCTTGTCCCGGTAGGCGGCCGCACTACGGTAGCCGTGGGGAGTCCGTAGTAGTCGCTTGCGCTCCACCAGGACAGGCTGCACTCGGTTCAGGTTGACGCCATTTAGCATTCGGCAGAATTCCACAGGCGTCAGGCCGGCCTTGAGGTTCTCGGCCAGGTCGTTGCAAACAGCGTTGAGGCGGTTGGTTTCGCCCTTGTAGTGGTCAACCTGGGAACTGAGGTCCTCGAGGGCGATCCGGGCTTCTTTGGTCAGGTTTCGAGCCCAGGAGGGCAGGGCAGCCTGCTCTTCCAGGTACTGCCAGCGGTCTACCACTGCAGCGGTGAACTCCGGAGAGAGTCGGGCAACCAGCACGAGAGAGTCCCGCTTGTTGAAGCGATACTCCTGGTAGATGTTGCCGCGGTGTTCGTAATCTGACCCCTCCAATGGAGAGGTTAAGATTTGATCAGCCGCCAGGCGTTCTGCCGACCGCTTAACATTGTCATGACGGCTTCCGGTGAGATCCGCGATCTCACGGCTGCTCATCGTTGGGCTGCAGTTGTTCCTCAATACCAGATCAGTCATAATCGAATCCTCTACTGATTACCCGGCGAGGTGTTACCAGCACCGTTTGAGCCGGGTTTTCTTTTTTCAGGCCTCTGGCCCTTTCCCCGTAATCACCACCCGAATCTCTCCATCCGGCCGGACGATTTCGTCGCGTTTCAGGAATGGATGTGTCCGGAAGTGGCAGTCATCGATCTTCAGTGCGTCCGCCAGTCCATCGCGGCCTGACTTGAACGCGGCAATAATGTTGTCGTCGTCCCGGGGTCGCCGATTGGGTGGATGGAAGCCCAGGAACACATGAATTTCGCCGCCAGCTTCGACCAGCTCCCTCAGTGGAGTGAGATCCCAATTGCCAGCCTGGATGGCCTCCAGTGAAATCATCTTGCAGGTGTAGCGATAGACTTCCGCAGCCCGGGCCCTCTTCGCCCAATGCCCTCGGGAGTTCGGACTCAGGGCCTTGTGCGGCCAGGGAAGTTTGATTTCGAGTTTCTCTGGCATTGCCTGCTCCGACTGCGTAATTCAAAAACTGTCTTAACGTGACATGTCACGTTTTCTCGTAGTGACTCCGGGCATTCCGCCAGCCTGGCCTTTCTCTCTTCCCGATCGGCGCCGGCGGCAACGTAGGCGTTCCATTCACCAAGTGATTGCATGGTCCACCTCAAAGCGTTCTCTGGTAGCAGGCGAGGGAGTCGAACCCTCCGATATCCGGGTTATGAGCCCAGCGAGACACCGTTTCTCCATGCCTGCATAACTGGCGGGTTTTCCGGTATCACCGCTCTGGCATTTGTTGATCCGGTGCCACCCGGGACCCCCTACCGGTGGGAGCCACAAGTTCGCAATGTCATTGCGGTTGATGCGTCGGCCGGGAACCTCCCAACCCCTTACACATCCGAGGAGGGCTCTACCTGACGCGGCAGACTGAGGACCTGCCAGGTCATCCTTGGTCGAGGGAGCAGAGCCCTCCCGGATGCGGCCTGTCTTTCCAGGCTGTCAGCGCGATCAACTGGGGCGGTGGTGGGTTACCTTTGACTCGCGCTGCTGGCGTTCTATCGCCGGGACCCTGTCCCCGGCTGCAATGTCGGCACCTCGGCTTTCGCCTGGCCAGCTTTACCGTCTGCTTCTGATAGCGCTGCAGCTCGCGCTTGCTTCAAACCCTGTACAGATATCCACCCGTAGTCAGGCGGGTAATCCGCCAGCTCCGGAGTGGTTTAATGGAAACCATCAGGCGGCACTCTCCGGGCCGTGATCGACAGGAAAGCCGGACCCTCGGCGCTCGTGATCGCGTCGTTCTTGCTCTCTGCGTTCAGCGGCCCGGCGCTTAGCACTACGGCGGTCTAAAAAGTCAGCAGCCCGCTCAAGTGGAATGCCGTCCGTTTGGTTCGGGTAAATGTCCGGGCGGAGTTCGTGGGGGGTGACCTGCCAGTCTGTGGCTTCGCAGACGGCGAGAACTTTTTCAGCCGATACTTGCCGGTGCCCTGAAAGCCATTGGTAAATCAGGCCCTGGGTAACCTTGAGGTGCCCAGCGAGCTGTCTTTGAGTAACCCGATTCCGGGCCATGTATGCGCGTAGTGTCTTCATGACCTGAGATATTAGTGATGCTATTACCTTGGGTCAATAGTATTGCTATTTGTGCGAGGTAATAGTTTTGCTATTCAATGCCGTAATGGAGACAAACCGAACCTTATCCGAAGAACAAATTGCTGATGCCCGTAGGCTTAAAAGCCTGTGGGAGAGGGAGTTTAAGGGCAAAATATCTCAAGAAGAGGCTGCGCACCTCTGCGGATGGAGGACTCAGGGAGCTTTCAATCAATACTTAAACGCAAAAATACCTCTTGGACTTCCTGCCCTGCTGAAAATATCTGAGGCGCTGGGCGTGAGCCCGGAAGAAATTTCCCCTCGGTTGGCAGCTAAGCTTCCGAAGAAGGGCTCTGTCGACTTCAACCTCTCCGGCCAATCCTACATACCTGGCTCTGATAATCCGCCAGCCGCGGCATCCTCGGAAATTGATCTCCTCCTGGCAAAAGCCACTCCACGTTCACGGCAGCAGTTATTGAGGATTGCGGAGGCGGCGGCAGACGGTCGCCTCAGCGAATCTGACATCAAGATGTTGAGTGATATCGCCAAACGACTGGAAAAAGGAAGCACCAATCACAGTGACGACTACCCAAACCTCAAGCCAGACACGGCTGATCCGGATTCTTGATCCTTCAGCGTATCGGGGAATGCTTCACTGGGTTGATCCAGAAGATGGGCATATCTCCGACGTCCATGTGGCGCGCTATGCAATAGATTTAGAAACCTCGGTGGAGGCCTACTCCAAGATTTACCCATGGGAAGACGGTCGTAACCGTGGGATGGTTAATGAGATCACCGGGTACCTGGTCTGTCATGCTCTGGGAATTCCCCAGCCGGCCCGGGCCTTTGTTGCTTACGTGCCCTTGCGGGAAATCTGCACGCCGGACTCTTCCCCTATGATCCGCCAGCTGGCCGAGCAAAGAGCTTATTACCCGGCATTCTGTACCCAGAGGCTGGACGGAAAGAGCGCCGCCTATCGGCTTCCACGGGTCGCGCTTCCTGGTCTCATAGAAGACGTGAAAGCATGGGACAAGCTGCCCACTACAATGGCCGTCGATGACCAGATTGCGAATGTCGACAGGCATCTCAATAACTTGATCAGGCTGGGTAGCAAGTCCTTTGCTGTGATTGATAACGGAATTCTGGCGGCTGCTCCCCGGGAAGGTGTGCATCACTGGACGGTTGATCGCCTGGACGCACTGGCGCTGTTCCGGAACAGACTCTGTGAGCACGTTTTTAACCAGGATCCACCAAACAAGGTGGTCAGTGCCACCCTTGGGGAAGCCCAAAACTGCGCGCCCGCCGTAGATTCAGTGATCGACGAGCTGGAGTTCTGGTGGTCTCAACTACTATCCGGCGAAGATTACGAAAAATTCAAAGCGTTCATTCTGGAAAGGACGTCTCAGATTGAAGTGATCCTGAGACGACGATACAACCGGCTGCTATAATTGGCATTATGATGCTCGATTCCCTTATTACTCATGCAGACACCGCCGGCGCACCCAATGTAGTGGGTCGTTATCGGCTGCTGCGCGTTTGTCCGGACCCGGTGGCGGACGAGTGGTTCAACGTGGGAATCTATTTTGAGGCCGCGGACGGGAGCCGAGACTATCGGTTGCTCGAAAACATGGAGGCTTTTAAATGCCTCTATGGCGCCCATGGCGTCGGCAACCTGAACAACCTGCTTTCAGTGGTCGCTGATGCGGCTAAAGCGGGCAGGCTGAATGAGCTTGGCCCTCACATCCGAGCCGGGCAAGAGCATTACGCGGCTGGCGAATCCACAGACGAGATTCTGTCCCAGATGTTCGATACGTTTGTGACCCTGAGCAGAAGACAAGTTGAAGAAGCCGAACCGAAAGAACGCACCGAAGGTCTCAACACAGTCGATCTTAGGAAAATAGTGCTGGGAGAGGTCAAGTCGAAGTACCGCGGCCTGTATAACCGCTCATTTCATGACAAGCCAATCTCGCTGGCGGATCCAGTCAACGATGAGAAGCGGGAATACGACCTGCCGATATTCCGTCAACCAAAACTCGGAAACGACACAACCAGGTTTGCCTCAATCATCTCGGCCTTCGTGAAAACCGATATCAACCGGGCGTATCACCTGGACCGTGGTGCTCTGACCCTGTTGAACGCCCGGGACGTCCTGAAGCAGAAGGGCCGGTCAGAAGGTGCTTTCTTTATCCTGCGGCCCCACGAAGGCGCTCCCGGTTTCGATGAGCAAGTGATGCGAAAGATCGACGACGATATCGACACTGCGATTTTTCATTTCCGGCATGACAAACACTTCCACTTTGAAGTGTTTGATGACCCCAGAATTCTCACCGAATACGCAATTGACTACGCGAGCTGACTGACAGCTTGTTCACGCGCCGAGTTCACGCTGCGCTGACATCGCCAGGAAAGCAGACCGACTCATATGCCGGCTTCTGGCCTCGTCGTCGATCCTGCGCAGCAATCCTTCCGGCAGGCTGACGTTCAGCCGAACTGATTTAGTTTTCAGCTTGCCGGTGTCGATATCCACCATCATCCAGATCCCGCCCTGGTAATCGGGATTGGCCATCAGCTTGTCCAGCGGGGTGGGTGAGGGCACCACCATGTCCTCATCCTCGCAGTACAGCTCTACCGCCTCCTGGATGTTGCCCGCCAGCTCGTCCCAGCCGTCCGCCGCAGAGAAGCAGCCGGGGAAGTCCGGCACTTCCGCGCCATGGGCGTGCTTGTCATCACCTGTATGTACATAAACCGGGAACAGCATAATTACCTCCAGTCCCATCCTGCTTGCCTGTAAATGCTGCGCAGTGTGCCCAGCGGCATATCCTTTCGCGGGTGTGGCACTACCACGTGCCCGGGCTTATCCGGGTGTTTGAACTTCTCGTGGTCGCCCTTGCCGCCCACTTTCACCCAGCCTTCCGCCTTCAATCGTTTGATAATGTCTGCGCTTTTCATAGTGTGTATGTTTACACAACTTCATGAGGCTGGCAATTTGCTGGTCTCCGCAAGATGGTATTAGTTAAAAAATAATAGCAATACTATTGACTGCAAATAATAGCGTTGCTATTGTTCACCCATAACGTTGATCAGGGAGACAACAAAATGGGCCGCAGACAGAAACCAACCTATCCCCGAATGGAAGTTGAGCTGGCGGATACATCACTTCTACCGCCGCGCCGTGCGGAGGTCGTAATGCTGGCGGCCCGAGGAATGAGCACCAAGGCCATTGCCCGCCAGCTGGGCATTTCTCCAGCCACGGTTGAGTGGCATCTGGACGAAGCCAAGGACCAGTTCCACGCGCTGGATCGGGTGGATCTTGTCTCCCAGGGCTGGATGCAGGGGCTATTCCGGGCCCGGATGCTTGCCTGGATGCTTGTCGCTTTCTCATCGCTGCCTGCAATGCGCAGCAGGCCCACACCAATCAACGGTACCCGTCCGCCAGCTGTGCGCAGCGTGATTGGCCGTACTGCGATCCGCGAATTCCGTGCTTAACCAGGAGATCACCATGGCAACTCTGACTATCGAACTTCCGGAAAAGGTTACCCAGGGCCAAATGATGGAGGCGCTGGCCTCCCTGGGCTGCGAGCTTCGGCTCTCCAGTGATGGCAGGAACTACAAAGCCGTGCCTAGAGAACAGGGCAACGTGGTCCGGATGCCGGCGAGGGTCCGGGAGATCCGCCAGCCGGGGCCCGGTGTCGCGTGAACATGGACGGGGTGGCTCCAGAGCCGTTCGCAGTGGCTGCTGCCGCGATCGCGATCTGGGTGCTGGCCCTGATTATCGAAACGACCAAAGCAAGAGGGAAAAAGGATGTTGATTCTTACAAGGCGCACCGGAGAGACGATCGTCATCGAGACCCCGAGCGGGGAAGTGGTGGAGGTCACCGTTCTGGGGAACAACGGCCCGCAAATTCGCATGGGCGTTACCGCGCCAAAGCACACAAGCATTGACCGTGAAGAAATCTACAAGCGGAAGAAGGCGGAGGCCAGTCATGGCTGAGTGCTATGCCCACGAGGTGTTCGGGAATCTGTCCTGCTTTGCAGGAACCCCGGACCAGGTGAAATCGGCACTGGCTAACCAGGTAGGTGACGACATGGTCGACTGGGGCAGGGTGGTACCGCTCCAGGTGGAAACGGCCAAGTCCCGACACGCTGACGAGCTCTACCAGGTGCTCCGGGATCTCACCTCAATGGCAAAGCTGGGTGTTCCGATTTCATGCATCAACACATACCTGGCAGCGATCCGGAACGCGGAGCAGCTGCTGGAGAAAGTCGACAACGAATCCACGGAGGATTCCATCCATGAAAAACAAACTGTCTGATTTGAACGATCACCTCTTCGCCCAGCTTGAGCGCCTCAATGACGAGGATCTGAAGGGGCAGTTACTCGAGGAAGAGATCGAACGTAGCAAGGCGATCACTGGCGTGAGCAAAGAAGTGGTATCGAACGCCAGGCTGGTTCTGGATGCTGAGCGCTATAAGCGTGAGCACGGCATGACTACTGGCCCGAAGATGTTGGAGTGAGTCATGGCAACCTGGAATGCGCAACGGGATGACTGGCTTCGATCGCTGTATCCGGACACTCCGAACCGAACGATCGCGAAGATGCTCAATTGCAGTTACCTGGCAGTGAAAAACAGGGCGACGGTTCTTGGACTCAAAAAGGATCCAGCATACATGGCCAGTAAGCCGGGGTGCTTCAAGCCAGGGCAAGAAAGCTGGAACAAGGGCCTCAGCTATCAACCAGGTGGCCGCTGCTCAGAGAACCAGTTCAAGCCCGGGCAAAAGCCGCAAACGACAGTGCCGGTTGGTACCGAGTCGGTCGACAAGGATGGCTACCTGAAGCGGAAGGTTCGTGATGATGCGCCACCAGGTATGAGCCGGAAGAACTGGAAGTTTGTGCACGTCCTGAAGTGGGAGGAGTACCACGGCCGTCCGGTACCGCCAAAGCACGTTGTGCGCTTGAAGGATGGCGATAAGCGGAACTTTTCTCCAGAGAACCTGGCGCTGGTAAGCATGGCTGAGAACGCAATCCTGAATAAGTTCTTCGCCATGGAAAACCCGCCAGAGGGGAGTTTCGACGTCCTCCACAACCTGGCCAAGATCAAGTTGGCAGCGAACAAACGGAAACGGGAGCTGACATGTTGATTGCAAGTTACGACCAATGGCGCGAAGCGAAGAAGAAGGTACTCGAGGAAGAAAACCCGGAGATCGATTGTGAAGAGTGCGGGGGTCTTGGGGAAATCTACGAGCGTTGTCACTGCTGCGGTGGCGAAAAAGAAGAGGAGTGCGATCTCTGTGATGGTCGCGGGACCATTCGCTATCTCGATTCTTCAAAGCCACGGCCAGGCAATGATCTGGTGGGTCAAAGAGTTTACTTCCAGGAAGTGATCGCAGATCTCAAGACCTGGTGCACCTACACCAAGCAGGACTTTCTCCAGGTGGCCGGCGGGTTCGTTAGCGAATTCAGAAAGCAACACGGAATCAGGGGTCGTCACGGAATCACCAGGTATAAAGGGCGGGCCTAATGGACGGAAATACAGCCAGAACCATCCTCAGCCTGAACGATCAGCGGGACAAGGCAGAAGCCAGCAAACGGGAAGCGCTCCTGGAGCTGGCCGAGATGAAGCATGAGCTGCAGATTCTCAGGCACATGAAGCGAGAGATCTTGGTCTGCCTGCTCGATCGACGGCTGCCGCACTACCAGCGGGACGGATCATCACCCAGCTGCCACCACACAGTCAGCCGAATAGCGAGGATTGTACGCAGTGCACACGCAGGTAACTGACCTGAGCCACGAGGATCGCGCTGAGGCGATTATCGAGCTCATCGAGAACACCGGCATGGCCTATGCCCATTCAAGCGGCTGTGTGGTGCTGAAGGACGGAACATGGCTCCAGCCTGAGCAGTGGCAAGTGTGGGTGGAGCATCTGAAGAATGAGGAGAGGGAAGCATGCTGACGGAAGCACAGAAGAAAAGGGTGGCCATGATTATTGGCTCTTCCGCCCATGATTGCGAGGTGTCCATGGTGTTGAACGCCGGAAGCAGCCCGGTTCGCACACTTACTGAAGTTGCCGAGACGCTGCACTACATGAACGCCAACGGCATCGAGAAGATCAGCCATAGAAAGGCGCTGATGAAGGCGGGCCGGAAGGCGCTGAATGTGTTGGGGGAGATGTAAATGGCCATGACACCAACCGAACGTAAACGCCGCCAGCGTGAGCGGAACAAGTTCCTGGACATGAAGCTCTTCACCATGGAGCTGGCTGCCAACGAACGGGCAGCGATCGAGGAGGCGGCCCGGCTTCGGGAGTTCGACGACCAGACCGAGTACATCCTCGCACTGGTTTACAAAGATCGTGACATGTCACGAAAGGAAAACGTGTGCAGCTATCCCGACTGTAACTGCCCGTTCGATATGGGGCCAGATGGAAAATGCCTGGTTGGGAAGCCGAGGAAGGGTGAGGTTGAGCATGAATCGAATTGATCGGGTAATTGAGATTGAAGACCTTATTGCTCGCGGGGAAATGACCGCCGCGCAGGTTTTCACTCAGATGAGGCAGCTGGTGATTACAGAAACACCTGGGGCGAGATGGCGGGAGGCTGGCGAGCCGGATCCCCACGGCGACAAATTTAATCAGGAGCGGGCCCAGCTGTGCATGGGTCACTTTACTGATGACGAATTGGCCAACGAAGTTTTCTTGAGGCCCACCATAGGGAACCTGACGGCCGCAAAGGAGCGGATTCGCTGGCTGTCTCGGAGACTGGAAGCGTCCCGCTCAGGGCAGGGCGCCGAGGAAAAGCTGCCGCACGCCGGCCTAGAAGTAATGGGCAACATCCAGATTAACGAGGGTGGCGATCTGCAAAATTATTACCGGGCCCTGGTGCTGACTTTCAACACCAACGAAGACGTCCGCCGGGCCATTGCAGCAGAGCAATGCACCTTCGGGTTTAAGGAATAGGCCATGAGCGAGCCACAACTGCAGATGCCCCGGGCCTGTGATAGCTGCGAACACTATAAGCCGGTCGGATGGGACGAGGACAAGCACTGTCCGTTTAAGGGGCAGTCCGCCAGCTCGCCCAAGCCTACACGCACACCCTTCGGCCGGTGCGATCTTCACGGCACCGAGGTGTTCGCCACCGAGATATGCAATAGCCACGAGCCAGAGCCTTTCGTTCACCTGGTGGACGTGACCAACAGGCCTGAGCCGAGAACTGCGATACAGGAGAGATTGCTGTGAACAAATTGATCAAACCCACGATGTGCATTTATCACGCGAACTGTGCCGATGGTTTTGGTGCTGCCCTGGCTGTATGGCTGCGCTTTGCAGATAACCGTCCTGAGTTTGTGCCAGCCTCCTATGGTGAAACGCCGCCGAACTGTTCGGGGCATGACGTTCTCCTGGTGGATTTCTCTTACAAGCTTCCCGTACTCGAGCAGATCCTTGCTCAGGCAAAGAGCGTGACGATTCTGGACCACCACAAAACCGCCGAAGCGGACATCCAGCCCTTGCTCGATGACGGCCGTGTTAACGGTGAGTTCGACATGGGCCGGTCGGGCGCGGCTATGGCATGGGACTGGTGCTTCCCAGATGAGGACCGCCCTCGGCTGATTGAATACATCCAGGACAGGGACCTCTGGCAATTCAATCTGGAGGGCACCCGGGAAATCTCCGCAGCGCTTTTTTCATACGACCAAGACTTCGAGGTGTGGAAAAACATACTCACCGCCCTCGAGGACGATGAAGGCCAGGAGTTCATCCTCGGTATGGGCCGAACCCTGCGGCGGAAGCACAACAAAGACCTGAATGACCTCCTGAAAGCCACGAAGCGACGGATGCTGATCTGCGGGTACTCAGTACCAGTCGCCAACGTGCCATATATCTTCGCGTCGGATGCCGGGAACATCATGGCTGAGGGTGAGCTTTTCTCCGCCAGCTACTTCGATACTCCTGAGGGTCGCAAGTTCAGCCTCCGCTCGAAGGAAGGCGGGATGGATGTAAGTGAAATCGCAAAGCGATTCGGTGGTGGCGGCCATGCCCGGGCGGCTGGCTTTCAGGTTCCGATCGGATGGGAAGGGTGTGACTGATGGGACTGCCATACGAAAACGCCAGCAGCGGTGACAAGGCCCTCGGTGAGATCCAGAAACTACTACGCGGGTTCGGGTGCCAGAAGTTCGGCAGCATGGTGGACGACCAGGAGCAGAGCCTGACGGTCCAGTTCCAATACAGGGGCAAGATGGTCAGTGTTCGGGCCAGCTTCGCCGGATATGCAGCGGCCTGGCTGCGGGAGCACCCCCACACCAGTCGAATGCACAAAACGAAGCAGGAGCACGAACGCCAGGCGTACGACAAAGCCAGCGTTGCTGTGTACTCAATTCTCCGGGACTGGATCAAGGGGCAGGTGACGGCCATCGAAACCGGGATTCTCTCGTTCGAGGGCGCTTTCCTTGGTCAGATGATGCTCGAGCACGGCGAGACGGTTCTGGATTACGCGCAGAGGCAGAAGCTTTTGCCGGAGCCGGGAGGTCAGGAATGAGCACTAAATATAGAGATCCCAAACACGTTCCATCTGAAACGCTTATCGCTCGACTTAACGAGCTGGCCGATGCAATAACCAGAGGCGGTGAATCGAAGGACGAAGAACTCACAATGCGCGTGCCTGCAGAGTGCGATCGAGACGCCGACCTAGTAATTTCAGAAGCCGCCCGAAGGCTGGAGAAGGCAGAAGCGAGAGTGAAAGACTTATCGAAATTCATCCGTGCAGGTGATCGTGTTTGTTGCGAACTGGAATCATGGCTTGCAACCGAGCATGACAAGGAGAGCCAGCGGGCAATAAACATCTGGAAGAAGCTTCGCCGGCAGGCCGAAGAGGCTGAGAGCCCAGGAGGTGAGCAGTGAGCCAGGAAGAAATTATGCGGGACGGCTATCAGCCGAACGTTAACTGCATTCATTTCTACCGCGGGCGATGTGCCCACCCATCGGCGAAGCGATTAATCCTGCCGAATAAGCTGCGTGTCCTGACTGGCAGCTCGGACGATCGATGCAGCGGGTGTCGCTACCAGGTAAAGCATGAACGACCAAGTCCGCCGTCGAACCCGCCAAGACCGCCAGGAGGTGAATAGTGAGTCAGATGGAAATGTTCGCCGATGAACCGCCAGCTCCAGCCTTCGAGCACGGCGGTTACATGCCGCCAGCAACTCAGATCTATCGCGGCCAGGAGTTTCCAGCCAGATACAAAGCCGGCCACGGAATGATAACGCGGGAGCCGCCGACGCTGTTCTGGCTGATGGATCGGGTGATCGAGGTTCTGCAGGGCCGAACGGTTCACTGGTACGACATGAGCAAGGCCGTTGGCTTTCCGATTGAGACTTACACGCTGGCCTTTCATCTGAACCTGATGGTCAGCCGGGGCTTGATTGAGGATGAGCCGGTCTACCTGGGCGGCAAGAGGCCGGGCGATAAAGATTACGCGGGATTTCAGTATCAGTATTCACTGCCAGAGGGGGTGCCTTCATGACGGAAGTAATGATTCAGCCGCGGATCATCCGGGCAGGCCAGGCCCCAGACTATTGCGGCATGGGGCGGGAAGTTTTTAACAAAGAAATTCGGCCGTATCTCACTGAAATTCCGATAGGCGAGATCGGAAAGGGATTCGATCGCCTTGATTTGGACAGTGCCCTGGACGAGTATATTTCTCGGCGAGGGCGTGCTCCGGCCCAAAAATGGAGTGAAGTAGCATGTCGAAAAGTGGGAACGGTCTCCGCCTCCGTGGCGGGACATGGCACATCGAGAAGCGAATTAACGGACGGAGGATTCGCGAAAGCACTGGAACGAGCGATCGGGTAGAGGCAGAGCAGTACCTCGTCCGAAGGCTCGAGGAAATCCGCCAGGCTTCGGTCTACGGTGTTCGGCCAAGCCGAATCTGGCGGGAGGCGGCTCTCAGGTACGCCCGGGAGTTCGCACACAAACGGAGTATAAAGCGGGATGTGCAGGATCTGAAGTCGCTGGATCCTCACATTGGGAAACTGCCCCTGAGCCAGGTGCATTCCGGAACGCTGCAAAAGTTTATCGATGCGCGACGGAAAGAGGGCGTGAAGGCTGGCACCGTTAACCGATCGCTGGCGGTGGCTAGGAGGATTCTCCGTCTGTGCGCGGAGCTGTGGCGGGACGAATACGGAATGACCTGGCTGGAAACCGCGCCAATGATTCCGGATGTGGACTGGAAGGATAAGCGGGACCCAGCGCCGGTTACCTGGGCAGAGCAGGGTAGGCTCTTCCAGGAGCTGCCGGAACACCTGAAGGATATGGCCGAGTTCGCGGTGCATACCGGGTGCCGGGAAAGCGAGATCTGCGCTCTGAAGTGGGAGTGGGAGGTGTCGCTACCTGACAAGGGGTTCGGGTTCATCCTGCCCGCAAGCGTCACGAAGAACGGCTGTGACCGTCTGGTGGTCCTGAATGCAACGGCGAGAGCCGTGGTAAACCGCCAGCGAGGGAAGCACGAGCACCAGGTGTTCACCTTTAGCGGCCGGCCGGTAGCCTCTATCTTCAATAACGCCTGGCGGAAAGGGCGGAAGAAGGCAGGGCTCACACATGTGCGCGGGCACGATCTCCGGCACACCTTCGGCAGGAGGCTGAGGGCGGCAGGGGTGAATGAAGAAACCCGGGCAGAGCTCCTGGGGCACAAACGCGGATCGGTTACCACACACTACTCGGGGGCTGAGGTCGCTGAACTGGTGAAAGCGGTGGAGCTAATCGCGGAGAAGAGAGGACCGGATTCCGATGGCGTGGCCGTGGTGAAATTCCGGTTTGGGCACAAAATGCCCACAGAGGCAAAAAAAAGGGTCACGACGTGAGTCGCAACCCTTTGGAAATACTGGTAGCAAGGGGCGGAGTCGAACCGCCGACCCCAGCATTATGAGTGCTGCCAGCAATTATAACTGTCTGATTTAATTAAGGTCATGCCGGACGCCCTCGCCCACATTGTTCTATTGGTGCGCATCCGTGCGCAGAGTGTGGCCACAAAATGCCCACGAGGCCAAACCAAAGGACATATTAAATTCCAGAAGCCGCGTGATGGTTTCGGTCATCAGCGGCATAGCGTTTCTAACCGTCCGTTTTATGGCTATTCGGATTAACGTGTTGATTTGACGCAGTCACGCATTTCAATAGTATATATCTAATAGCTAACTAACGGTATCGCAACGCTAAATGCGATATTCGTCATCAAGCCCTCTATCCTGCAAGCTCCATTTATTGCAACCCTAGCGGACACAGATGCCCCTGTATCTGTCTTGATGGCTGAAAACCATTTCGTAGTATCTATTCGGCCTGCGATATCAGCGGGAAGCGTTGCAAATTGCTCTGACGTTGCAGCCCCGCCGTCAATGTTTCCATCTAAATAAAGAACACCATCAATAACACTATAACGACAAACCTGCCCACTAGCGTCTTGAGTCCATCCGTTTTCAAGAGTCAAGTCATTTTCAGGCAATATGCTTATATCTTTACCAGTGAACGGGTCGGTCGCTTTGATTACTGATGGTCCTTTCGACACAAGCAAATAGGAAGTTGTAAATGCACCGCTTTCAGCCTTGTCCGAGAATCTTCCGCCAGCGTCAAGCGTAAGGCCACTACCAGAGTAATAGTGATCCATTCCAGAAACATTAAACAGGTAATTGCTTGATTCAATTCTTTCAAATTTACCTGTGATGAACCTTAGTCCAGGAGTTGCTATGGAGCAGCCAATTGTTGTCAGCACTGTCCCGCCAATTATCCCTATTGCGCTTGCGCCATCATCTGCCTCAAGACCATTTGATAACCACCCTTGAGGGGTAACTTTGTTTTCAACATAAACACCGTTAAAGTTAATAACGGATGCTGCGCCCCCTTCGCCTCTGATAATCTCGTCTGTGAAGTTTTCGACGCTGCCTCCGTAAAAAGAAATAGGGCCGGTTCCTCCGTTGTATCTTATAAATCTGTCGAACAGTGCAGCGCGACATCCGTGAAAACTGATGTTGTTGGCGTTTAGCTTCGTGAACCCGTTGGAAAACCTTTCAAAGTACGTATCAATGAATTTGTAATAAAATCCACCGGCCCATGAAACAATAGTGTCCCAATTTGTTAGAGCCGCCCCGCTTGTTTGTATTGAAGCAGAAGATGAGAATCCAACCGACCCAGAGTTAAAAAACAGCGTACCATCAGGACTTTTCCCACTTACCGACATATCCATAATTACAAGGAAGAAATTTGTTATAAAAGTCCCGATGCCTGTATATACAAGACCGCTACCACGTCTATTATTGCCTTTCAGAAGGATGTTCTTTGTGAAACTTAAAGAGCCTGAGCATTCAATTAGTTCATCTATGTATATAGCACCACCAGTGGACGGCAATAAATTATGAGCGGCCTGAACTGCTAACGTGTTCTCTGTTTCTGTTGCTGCGGAGCTACCACCAAACCAGCGCGGTTTTGTTAGGTTTGGCTCTCTATCTCGCTCCCAATAATTACCATTGGCAAGTGTGATAAATACACCCTTTTGAGGATCGCTCGGCGGTGTTCCGGATTTAACCGTGCCGTCTCCAAATCTGACCTGATCAGTCAATCTAACATTCACCCCCACCGCCAAAGACAAAGCCTCAAGCTCCGCCACACTTCCAACGTAGATTGTCGCACCGTTAACGAGGTTTGCGCCCTGACCGCTTGCAACCGTTCTCGCCAACTCCTGGCGCAAAGCCGCATCCCCAACAGACACAAACGCCGCGCCCTCTGGCAGCCCCGCGCCTGTAGTGGTGTACGGCAAATCAGTGGAGCCAGACACGCGCCAGAACTCGCCGGAGGTGTCGCGCACCACTTGGTTGTACCCAGTAATCTCAATGCCCGCCGCGTAGTTTCCAAGGAACTCGTAGCCACTCGACGCAATGAAGGCGGCAAACTCATCTTCCATGCCCTGCCAGGACTTGCGAGACTTGCCGAGCCGGTCGTTATAGGCTGGCGCCTCACCCGTAACCAGATTATCGGCCACGGCGGCATTATCAAAAAGGTCACGCGGATCAGAGCTGCCAACAGGGTTGCCGGTGTTGAACTTGGTCATCTATTTAATCCTCTACCGATCACAAAAAAGCCCGCTCAATGGCGGGCTCTGTGGAAAGTGGTTGTTTAGTCGTTAGCTGAAAGGCGCGTTATCGTCGTCGGCATACACCCGGTCATCGTAGTTGGTCGCCGTAACGCCAACAGATAACGGGCCGCTCGGGCTGATTTCGGTAATTAGTGCCGGAAAGCTCCAGCGATCGGTTGTGCCAAAGTAAATATGGGTCGGCTCTCTGTCCGAGGGAGTAACCGCTGGCCAGGGCTGCGGAATCGACACAAGCGCGGTGTATTTGTCAGGGCCAGGTGTTGCCGTAAATGGCCCAACAACGTCGCCCGATTCGGAACGGTAAGCGACGACGTGTGTTTTGCCTTCCTCGAACTCCAGCGGCTCCGAAACAACAATTCGATCAGAGCTGATGGATTGCAGAATCGAGGCCTTACCGTAGCCGGGCACATCGTCCACCAGCGGAACGAAGGACAGGTACTGGCTGTTGAGCGCGTCCAGCTCCGTTTCAAACGAGTACGTCCAACGGCGATAGCGCTGGGCTCGCCTTCGTCTCATTCCAATACGCCAGGCGCGGGTCTGGTCTGTGACGCCTTTCAGGTTCACTTTATCCAGCTTGATCGCCTGGTCTCCTGGGAGCAGGCACTGGATGGTTTCCGTTGTCCAGGTGCCGGCCTTGGTGTATTCCACCTCTACGCCATCGGGCTCATCCACTTTCTTGCCCTGGAATTGTCGACGGAGCGGAGTTGTCATGTTCTCGGGGCTGTAGCCGTCCTCGAATTTTTCTCTTGGCTGATCTCGGACTGGGGTAATGACGCCATTTTCTAGGGTCATCTCGGCAAAGCCGGCCCTCAGAATAGTGTCGATCGCATCTTTGGCGGTGCCATCTGAGAACACATAGTCAAAGGTGTCACCGCGTGGCGTCCAGATTGCCTCGTATCGCTCCATCTCATCCAGGTTGATCCGATCGTCTGCGTATCCGAGTGACTTGGCGACATAGCACGCAGCGGCGCTGATGCTCCTGGTGGCCGAGTTGGCAGTGAATTCACCGTCGCTGATTGTTGGCAACTTGCGTGTGAACTCCAGGTTGATCTTGTTGTTGGAGCTGCTGGCAATCTCATCAGAACCGACAATATCCACGGCCATCGTGGTAATGCCTTCGTAACTCGTTACCGCTGGCAATTTGCAGCGCAGCGCCGTGAAGTCCAGACGATCGAGGGAGGTTACCGAGACATCCTCCGCTCCCAGACGGCTCACCCGGATCTCTGGCCGGATGGCTGAGGGCAGGCTGACGGTGAACGTCCAGCCGAGCTGATCGCGGGTGCTACCGCTGACCGTCTCAATCTGTTCCTGCCAGGTCGTGGCGCCAACTTCGCGATATTCGATCCGAATGTCCCGGCTCCTGGCGTTTATGGACTCACCATCAACCACGCCCAAACCAGAAGAAGCGAAAAGATCAACCTCAATGGTGTCAGTGGTTTCGCCATCCGGGCACACGACAAAGGGTCCGGCCCTGTTGCCGGTAAAATCCTCAGCGCTCCAGACAATCTCCAGTGTCACAGAAGCTGAGGGCAGGTTCCCATCCCAGTCGGGATCAGGTGAACCGTCCGCCAGCTGGCGCTCAACCTGTATCTCTGTATCGCTGGGGATTGAGATCAGCGCGTACTCTGTGCCCGCTTTGTCTATGGACATGGCACCCGAAAGGCCAGATGAATCCGTTACAGGATCGCCGCCGGTCGTCTCCAGCTCGATCTCATCCTTGGCTGCGTTGATTGTTGAAACAACGTAGGTGCCATTCACGTCGACATTGGATTCGATGTTGACGGTCATGCCGGCGGCAAGGTGCTGAAAATTGCCATTGAATATAAGCGTTGAACTAATACCCGGGTCGGTGATTGTTATCGACTGGGTCATTTTTATAGACCCAAGGATCCCGGGCTCCCACAACTCGCCTACTGAAACGCCGGTTATCGCGTCGCCTGATGCCGTGCCTGATCCAAAATACGTGCGCTGGTCATAGGTGACGCCCTTCAGCCGGATTCCTGCGCTGCCTTGCGTGCCGCCAACTTCGGGTGATTGAAACCAATTCTCGTGATTCGGGACACCGGAAAGATCCGCGCCGGGCTCATAGATGGTGAAGTCCGCGTTGTTCAACTCATTGATCGGCGTCTCACCGATTTTAACGGAGTCCGGATCAATCTCGTATTCGCCCACACCAACAGAAAGCAGCAGGCGAATCACCTGCGTTTTCCGGTCCTGGTAAAAGGTGCGCGGCTGATTCAGGTAGTCAGGGTAACGAATGTAATAGCCGAAACCCTCGGGGATGCCCTGTCCAAGCCGTGCGATATTGGCCCTGGCGTCTGCCGGATTTAACTGGCTGCCCTGAGATCCCTGGCCGCCTTGCTGGCCGGGAATGTCGATCAGCGCCTCGATCGCAAGCTGAGGGCCTGCAATAGGGCCAAAGACCGTGGGGAACACAATGGCCAGAGCATCCACCACGTCCCCGTACGGCACCGGCCGGAACTCGACCACATCGCGCTCACCGATAACAGCATCGGCCCAATCCATCGGTTTCACGATGGCGCCGTTAATCATGCACGAAATCGGCTGAGAATCACCGCGCCGGTAATTCGGCGTGAAGGATTTTACGAAAGCCTCAACGGTTAAGCCCGAACGATCGTAAGTCTCCGCCGGCTCACCCGGCATGATGCTGCTGTAGACCTTAATCGTCATAGTAAACAACCTTCAGAAACCGCTGCTCGAAATACCGCAAGTTGACCAGGCGCGGGCCATGGCCACCTCGTCCAGGTTCATCGGTTTCCAGGATCATCCGTTTGCCGTCTACATCAACCACGATGGCGATGTGAGTGCAGAGGGAGCCGCGGAAGGCGCAAGCAATTGCACCTGGTTGTGGCCCGACTTCACGGTAGTTTGGTGCCTCAGCCCGGACTGCATCAGTGAGCGCTCGTTTGTCGCTGCCCTCAACACCTCCATGAACCGGCATCCAGGGCTTGTTGAACAGGTAAACGCGGGCCATCCGGACGATGCCGTAACAGTCGGCTCCAGACTGAGAGCGACCATTCGGCTCGTAGGGAATCGCAAGGATCTCATCAAGGGTCATTAAATGTACCTTAAGCCAGGAGCATACTCGGACGTGTAGCGCTTTCGGGGCCACGCGGCATTCAGAAGGTCGTAATACCCTGCCTCGATCTGCACCATCATTCCCTCGAAAGTTCCGCCTCTGAGCGTCATTTTGTAGGGCTTGTTGGCAGGCGCTGACAGATCGCTGGAGAGAAACACGCGGTAATTTACGGGCACTTCCTCGGCAGACTCCAGTGCGGCCTCCACAGCTTTCTGAGCCTCGCCGGTGACGTTAGCGATGGAGAAATTCAGGGTTTGATTTCCCTGGGTGTTCTTGGACGGCTCTTTATATTCGAACGGGCCTGCGTTGAATGTCACCGTTTCGCCAGTTTCAAGCGTTGCCGTAAGATCCTCGAAGGACGCCACAACCCGGATGGGCTCAAAGTTCGGTACCAGGATCTCCAGCGTTGGATGAATCACATGCTCAGACGGCGCCGAAGCGTAGACCGTTTCAATGATGCTCATGGTTCAGGCCACAGGCTGTTCAGAGCAACGTCGATGATGCTCTGGTTCCGGATAAACTCCTGCCCATAAAGCCAGTATTCCTCGTTCAGCACAGGGCGTTCTCGTATCTCAAACTCTGCGCTGTATTCCCAATGCCTCAATCCGCGAAGCTTCGGGCCTTCGTACATGCCGGTGAATCGGCACTCGTAAGGTCGAAGCCCCATAGGAGAATCCAGTTGGCAGTTAAACCATTCGGTGCCATAGCTGATTTCGTAATTGAACCAGGCTTCAAACAGTTGCCCCTGCTCCTGGGTAAGCAGGAAAGCCACCGGAACCATTGTCGGGACACTGGTGTTCACCGGGCGCTGCTTGGCACGACCGCTGGCCATGCTGGTCCTGGCAAACGTGGGCGCCGCCTTTAGTCCATAGCCGTTACGAAGCGGCGTTGGCAGGTAGCTGGGAAACTCTTTCTCGGTTGCCATCAGTAGCCCTGCCTCTTGAGTCCGAACGCGGTTTGCATGGCTTTGGCCCTGGGTCCGCCGCCCATGATGTCAGCGACAAACACGTTAACCTCTTCCTGCCCGTTGCTGCCTCTTTTGGTTTCTGTCTCGCCGGCCCGGGAATTGTCCTCAATGACGTTGACCACGGTTCCGGATCCTCCGCCAGCAGCTTTCTGCAACTTGTGATCAGTAACGCTTTCATCGGGATGCAGCATGGCCATGAAGCCGCCTTTCCCATCCAGGCCACCAGACCTTGGGCCAGCACCGGTATAACCGCCACCCTCGAAAGAGGCTATTGTCTGGGCTGTAATCCCCGCGGCCGCAGCGACACCCATCGCCTGGGCTACGTTGGCGTGAACTTCACCAGCCGCCAGGATGCCGGGCGCTGCCGGGCCAGACATCGCTGCCATTTGCGCATAGGCCACGCGGATAGCCATGGCAGCTTGAATGCCATCGATAACAGCATTGGCAGCAGCCAAGCCTTGAGACATTACGTAAAACGCCTCTCCAACTGCCCCCATTTCACCGTATAGGCTCTCCATCTGGTTGACCTGGTTGGAGGTGATGGAGACGATATCTGCCGCAGCACTTAGCCTGGCCTGCACAGCTTCTTTTTCTCGATCAATATCTTTCTGCCTCATGGCGTCCAGAGAGTCGTACATTTGGCGCTCGTTCTGGATCCGCAGGTTATTGGCTTCCATTTCAGTGAGGGTTTGGTTTTCCCTCAGTTTCGATATCTCCTCGTCGCGCTCGCCAAAGGCCGCCAGAATGGCCTGCTTTTCTGTCTGGAGAGATGATAGAAGCGCCTCTCTTCGATCAGCCATCTGCTTTTCGATATCTTCAGCAGAATCTAAGCCTGCAACGGAATCGCCATTAGAACTATCAACCGAAGTAATGGTATTGGATGCAGTTCCGGGGGTATTATCTCCGCGGCCATCGCTTGCACCAGGTAATTCAGGTGGGGAAACCAAGTCTATTAATGGAGCTTTCCGGCTTCCACGTTCCATACGGCGCCGGAAATCTACGATCTTGGTTTCTGTCTCGGCAATCATGTCCCAGATTTCGTCTTTGTCGTAGTAGGCAACAACGCCGTCTTTTCCAAAGAACCTAACGCGATTTGATGGGTTATCCAGCATGGAATAGAGCGTTTCTAACTCATCTTCCAGCCTGACAATATCGTCTGCGGCGGCACCTGCAGTCATCGCCGCCAACTCTTCGGCCAAAAACTGCGTGATCTTTATTGCGCCATCCACCGCCTTTGCAGCTTTATTCATCGCGGTTACAACAGCAGTGCCTAGCGCTTGAGCGGATTTAAGAGTTGAATCATCCGAAAGAAGGTCGATCAATTCATTTACCGCTGGGAGGGCCGCCAGAACGATTTCATTCTTCATGCCTGTAGCGGCGCCGCTGAGCTCGTCAAAACCGCGACGGATATCTTCCAGTTGCTCAAACTCAAGATCGGAGAATACGTTGCCTGTTCGCTCAGCTTCGTCGCCAAGGTTTTTCATCTCTCTGCCGTTGTTGCGCAGCAACGGAACCAGAGCTGTGGCGTCAGAAGCAATGGCCTCCATATAGAAGGTCATATCTTTTTGACTTACTCCGGCCTCCTCGAGGCTCCGCACGTAGAGCTGAAGTGCGTCTGGACCCGAAAGCCGGGCGAATTGATCAGCGGTGACGCCAACCTTTGGCGCGATGTTCTCGAAAAAGTCGGCCATAGGACCGCCGCCGGTCTGAATAAAGTCGCCGATGCGGTCGTTCGTGTCCTTGAGAATATCGGACACTTTTTCCTGCTCAATTCCGTATCGCTTTGCAGCGTAGGTCAGCTTCTGGAACTCCTGGGGACTTGAGCCCGCCAGCCGGGAAAGGTTTTGCACTTCTCTTGCGCTCTCAGAAGTCGATGCCACGAGAGCGGTCATCCCAGCTACTGCCGTGGCGCTGGCGGCTGTAATGGCGGCGCCGATCTGATTGGAGTAGCGCTCGATCTTCTTAGCAGTTTTCTCGGACTTGCGAGACGCCTTGTCCATACCCTGTTCGAAGCCGGACACCTTCGCTATTAGATCGAGCGTGAGCGTCCCGAGGGATTTCCTCGCCATGAGTTTCTCCAGGCATAAAAAAACCCGCCGGTCTGGACGGGTTATTCGTGATTCGTTAGGTGTTCAGGTTTCTGCGAACTTGACCAGCTTTTTGGCTTCGTGGTCGTTTGGCTCAAGCGTAAGCTTCAGGCCGTCCTTGAATTCCAGATCCGCGAAATATCGCCGCTTGTGGTAGAACGAGCCCGTGATGGCGAACAGCAGACCGGCAACCCAGCCAATCACCCCGAGGAACAGGCTACCGATGTAGCCGAACAGCAGCGTGCCAATAAGCGCACCGAAAATGCCAAATTGGCGCTCTTTCTCCTGTCGGACAGTGACCGACTCCACGTCGCTGCCCTGATAATCCTTCTGCTTCTCGCCAAGGACTTCCAGGTACTTGCCGGCAAAACGGGCCTTGCCGCTTGCGCCAAATGAACCGCCAATTATTTTCATGCCGCCCCTCTAACTACTTGCGTTCCTATTTGGCAATATTTTAGCCATTCAAGCGGGGTTGTCATAATAAGTCTGTTGCCTTTGATTCTATTCAACTTAGCGGGGATAACTTGTATGTTGCCGGCAACATGAAGCCCGCTTGCTTTTTCTGATATTAACGGAACCAAGTGGTCAACCTCATAAGGCAACCCTGACGCAGCTTCCCGCTCTTTGGCTAGGGAGTAAGCCTCTGCGATGACAAAGTTATCAAGCTCCCCAAACCATGCTGGCTTGCGTTTAGTTTTTCGAGATCTTCTAATCGAGTCTATTTGCCTCAACTTTTCAGCATTAAGGCTGCGCCATCTTTTGCGACTGGCGCGAACTTTCTCTTTGTTCTTCCTGGCCCATTCTCGGCGTATCTCTTCGTATTTTTCCGGCTTTTTGTCATAAGCGCGCTTCTTAATCAAGTTTACCTTTTCTCTGTTCTTTAAAACGTACTCTCGGCGCCTAGCCTCGATTTGTTCTTGATTTTCGATGTAGTATTTTGAAGCCTTTTTCTTCAAAAGCGCTCGATTCTGTGAGCGGTATCTTGCAAGCCTTTCTTTGCTTGCCTTTTGACAGTCGCTGCACAGGCACTCTCCATTGCATGTTCTTCGCTCTGATAAATTTCCGCGCTTACATGGCCGGCCAGTGAAAAATGTATTAACGCCACAAGCTCTTGCCTTTTCCCGAGAAATCTTAATGATAACGTCGCCTCAAATTATCGCCATTGAAAGGGTGCGGCATGGGAGTGGCTTGCTCCATTTTAGGCTGGGCGGCCTAGCCGCACAGGCTCATTGTACGATTATTTCCAACTTTCCATCGCTTCCTCCATGGTCAATACTGGCTCGTCATGGTGTGGAGCCAAGCTGTAAAAACTAAAAGGCTGACTATCGCTTTTCCGATTTTGGTTAGCAAGAATAGTAGCAATCAGGGCCCCGGCCCTTTCAACGCGCATGCCAGTGTTTAAGCTGCCGCGCCTTTGTCGATACTGGGACCACAACAAAAACTCAGTATAGCTGACGCGCCGCTGGGCTTGCGCAATAGTGCATCCACCGACTCCGTTAAGTACAAGTTCGCACCAAAGCTCATCTTCAGGCGTCAGCTCTTCGTCTTTTTTCCGTTAACCTCACCAATCACCCGCAGCAATTCCATTGTGATTTCGCTGTTCAACGGGCCTCGATCAGGGTCCGCCTCGCCGGTAATGTCACCAGGCGCGAATACCTGTTTGCCTTCCTTGTCGCAGATTGCCGAAGCAATACGCCCGGCTACGGCATCAGACTTTGCATTGAGTGATTTAATGTCCGAGACAGCGCTGTAGTAAGAAAGCTTGCGCACATATACCGTGGCAGTCTTCTCTTCATTGCCGTCTTTCTTCAGGACAATTTCTTTCTCAACAGGGGCGCCGGTAAAGGCGCCCATGTCCTTCAGTGCATCAAGGGTCAGATCCATTAGCTGGCAGCCTTCTTGATCCAGTTGGAGTCACCAGAACGCTGAATCGAAACCTCAGTGGTGACGACAGTGTTCTGAGCGAAGTCGAACGGGAAGTCGGAAACATAGCCCTGGAAGGTGAACCAGGTGCGGGTGTCCGGGAAAACAAACGATGGCCTGCTTTCCAGCGAGGCGGTTGCGGTTGCGCCGGTTCCCGTGCCGCTATCGTTAACGGTTACGGTCGGAGCTGCCGAGTAGCCGCTGCCCGGGTCGGTGATGGTGATCTCGGTGACTACACCGCCAACGACAGTGGCCACACCGGTTGCGACTTTGCCGTCGGAATCCTCTGGGGCAGAGAACTCGACAGTGGTGGTGGACTCACTGTAATCCGATCCACCTTCACTTACGGTTACAGAGTCCACGCCATAACCGAAATTGGGAACCGCTTTGCCATCGGACCAGCCAACCGCCCAGGAAATAATGGGGTTTGGATTCATCCGGGACAGACCGTAGAGCTGCAGGTGGCTGTCATACTTCGGGTCAGCATTCAGGCCCATGGATGCCTGGCCAGGAGTGCGCAGACCGGACCGGTAAGAGCGCTCGTTATGCTCCAGACAGGTGTCCTCGATCTGATCAGCGGGATCGCCACCCGGGGAAAAGCTGGTGGCGCATTCGATGCGGACCACTTCCGGTGTTTCACCGGTGTCGTCCAGGATGAAGATGTGCGTGCCTTGTGCCAATACAGACATGTGTAAATCCTCGTGCGGGTTTCGGGCATAAAAAAGCCCGCTCAGTGGCGGGCTTTAAACTGCGGCGTCGAGCGCCAGGTTCATTTGTAACTGTTCTCGCCAGTATTCGACTTGCTGCTGGAGTGGCTCCTTCTGGTGGCGCCACTGAGCCAGTCCGCGACCTTGCTCGCTGGCCAGCTCTTTTCGTGATTCAAGTGCGTTGTGCGCGCGCTCGTATTCCTGCAAAGCGTTGCCGCTGCCACGAAGGACTGCATCGATATGGAGGTCGCACCAGACTGCGAACCGGATGTCGAGCCATTGCGCGAAACGGACCCCGAGCTTTGGATGCAGCCAGGTACCACCGCCACGATCCGCCCGGGCGCGGCTGGTTTTTACAAGTGACTCAGGATCACATGTAAGCGCTTCAGCCAGAGCTGCCAGATACTGCTTGGTCTCGTCTTGTTTGAGCCAGTCTGTAGGGCGTTTACCGAACTGTTTTGCCACATCAGTCGCGTTGATCCAGCCTTCGGTAGTGAAGCGAACGAACTGGCCCTGGTAATCGAAAGGAATGATGTCAGCCATCACTATTCTCCTCTGCCATCTCGAATAGGAGGTACAGCCGGCCGGTTAGATGGCGTCGCCGGCATTCAGGAGCGACCCTAGGCTGTACCGAAACTAAAAACCCGGCTCGTGGCCGGGTTTCTTGAATCTGCATCTGGGCTATCGGTGGACGTGCCACTCGACGTCGAATCCATATCGTCTGTGACCGGTGTCGGGATCGGTGCTCTCCCCGTTCCAGCCGACCACGTGAGCGTGGGGCTCGATCGAATCGCGCAGCGCAGCGGCTACCTGTCGGGCCTCACTGCCTCGCCCGGCGTAAACATCGATCTGGATGGTGTAGCTGTCGAGATCGGGCACCTGTCCCAGATAGTTCTCTGGCAAGCCGCTTATGGTTTGCCAAACCGCGTATGGCAGGGTGACCCCCTGCGGAGCCTGCCCAAACGGGAACAACCGCGTGGGGCCGGTGCCCAGCAGAGCGGTGACATTCGTATCTGATGCGCATACCTGGAAGATTGGCGGGGTCACTGCTTGCCCTCATTCATCAAATCCGAAATAAAATCTTCAACTTCCTTGTTTTCTGGGTTGACGATGGTCACCTGGCCCTTTATTTCGTCTAGGTTTTCCACGTCTTCAACAAAGACCGACAGGCGAGCCATTACTACCCCATCAGGCATGATCTCGATATTGCAGCCAGTCACACCCTTAATTTCATGGCCGTCTTCGGTGTATATCTTTGTTCCCCGGCAGGCCTTCGGCGCTTTACCGGATGGCAAAACAATCTTGATGCTCATTTCACACCTGCCTTCTTCCGGGCTCGCCTGAGTGCTCGGTCGATACTTTTGCCGTATTCTTTGATGAACACGTCAACAGGCTCGTTTCCAACCTGGTTGATTGCCGGCCTCATGAAAGGCTGCGCGGGCGCGTTCTCCGTGCCGAACTCCACAAAGCGGAAGTAGAACGTATCGCCTCCAGGGTTCCCGCTTCCTTTGCCTTCAACCTCGCCGGAATCCTTGGCCGCACCTTTGGCCCCGCCAAGCACACCGACGCGGAAGCCAAGGTTGCCGGTTCTCTTGAACAGACGACCGCTCCATCGCTCGACGATGTTCGCCGCTATGTTCTCTGATGTTCGGGGATCATCCACCCGCTCAGCATTCTGACGGGCCTGATCCCGAATAACCTGTGCAGCCCGGCGAAGTGCGAACCGTCCGCCCTTGCGCTTCAGGTCATACTCCAGGCCATCCAGCTTTCCCAGCAATTCCGGTAACCCGGTCATCTCATAGCTAACGCCATCACGAGCCATCGTTGCTAACGCCTTCGCTGTAGGGCAGGGTCAGATGCTCCCGGCCGCTCCGATCGTCGGGCAGTACGCCTTCGATGTTGAAGATCTGGCCTTTGTGGACAATCCGCATCGTTGCATCGATACCCGGGCGGTACCGGATCTGGAATTCACCGGTGACCTCAGATTGGCCAGCCTGGGATTGCTTGAACTCTCGGGCGCTGGAAGGCCGCTTGGCAGCCCATACAGTAGCCACGACCTCCCAGCCCGGGATCATCTCTCCGGTTTCGGGATCCTGGGTCTGGCCAGGCTTTTCGATAGTGATCCTGTGCCGAAGCTGGCCAGCTCTCATTTCACTCTACCCGGTCGTATTTCTTCAGGCGGTCGTACTCGCCCTGGGTCATCGACATGGTCTCGCCGGCTCCCTTGCAAATGCCGCCTCGGCAATGGCGAGTTTTCAGCGTGGCCTCAACCATCCGCGCTGTGGTTTTTGCTGCCGGCTTTTCGTCAGGTGCGCCGTTTTCAGAGGCCTCGGGCGCTGCAGCCTCGGATTCTGGCTCTGCTGCTGGTTGAGTCTCAGGCTCAGTCTGACTTTGCTCACCACCGGCCACTTCTGGCTGGGTTTCAGCTTCAGAGGCTTCGACCTGTTCAGGATCGACTGGCTTTTGCTCTGTCGTCTGGTCCTGTTTTGTCTTGCTGGGTTTGCGTGCCATGAGCTATTCCTCGCTACGCGAAATGAAAGTGGCGGTACGGCGAAATCAGGGCCTCGACCGCCATTGGCAATTCAGAGGTTATGGCCCCTACAACAACGCTCTCCCGGTTGACGTACCAATGGCCGATCAGCAGAAGCATCGCGGTTGTGATGTCGTCATCCAGAACCAGGGCGTCTTCGTCGGTTACCTCACCTGTATCCGGATCCTTCGGGATCTCTGCCGCCGTCGCATATAGCGTGCGGCCGGTGTGGTTTTCGACAAGGCGCTGGGCTGCGGTTGAGTAGGTTTCGAGCAGTGTGTCGTCTTCGACAAAGTCCGGCTCGAGCCGGACGTGTTGCTTGATAATGTCCAGCTCGAGCATATCGGCTCCGTCAGTTCAGGGGCCGCCCAAGGCAGCCCGGTGAATTAAGTGGCAGCGCCCTGCAGTGCCTTGATCGCGGCAGCGTCCTGCAGCACACAATCAAAGCGATGGAAGGCGAGGAAGCCGGTCTGGTCAAAGTCGGCGTAGCGCTCAACCAGGCGCTTCAGCACCATGTAACGAACCCGGCGAATGATGAACTGGGCGAAGTCGCCGGCGTACATGAACTTGGCGTTCACGCCGATATCGGCAATGCCCTGGTCCACAAAGTAAGGCACGTTCAGGATTGTGGCCGGAGCCGCACCGGATACCGCCGGGAGCCACAGAGGGCGGCCCTGCAAGTCTTCCATTTCCGTCATCAACTTCAGCGTGTTGTCGTTAAGACCGATGCGGAAATTCGCAGCGCGGCGGTAAGCCGGATCAATGCTGTGGATCAGTCCGTTCACTTCTTGCCAGGTGAATTCGCTGGAGCTGGCAGCAGTGGTGGTTCCAGTCACCGACGCTTGCAGGCCAGTGGGCTGTTCGGGAGTGCCAGCACCGGTACCTTGCACCAGGAACTTGGCCTCACCGCGTCCAAGACGGGAACCGATACGGCTTGCCAGGAAGCCCTGAATGTCGATGCCCGAATCGTTCAGCAGCTCGTTGGAAACGCGGATCACCTTGGAGCTGAGCTTCTTGGCGCCAAGGTTTTTGATACCGAACACCACGTCACCCTCAGATGCCTGAGAGTTCTCGCCGATCAGCTCGCCTTCTTCAGCGGTACCGTCAGAGGTGGGCCACTCCAGCGTATGACCGCTGTCAGTGGTGAGGATCTGGGCTACGCTGGCCAGACCGCCGTAGTCCTTCATCGCTTCGTGGATGCGATTCAGCATCTCGGTTGGTACCGTGTAGCCGCCAGCAGTGTCTGGGTCGGTGGCTTGAGCACGCATCTCGCGCAAGATCTGGCGCTGCTCCGCGGACATTTCGGACATTCCCTGACGCAGGAAACCGTCAAACGCTTGGGCACGCTGCTCATCAACGGACTGGCCACCGCGCTCTTCATTGTCCAGGTTGTCGCGGTGCTCTTCTTCGTTCTCCTCAACGAAACGCTGATCGGCATCGCGCAGGGCTTCTTCGCGCTTGATCTGCTCGTCCAGACCGTCGAGCTTCTGTTTCCAGTCGCTCCACTGGCTGCGCTGCTCGTCAGTCCAGGTGGTGTCGCCGATCTTGTCATGCAGGTTGCGCATGTTCCGGGCGAGCTCGTTGTACGCTTGCTTCAATTCATGGAGTTTCATAGTGCTGTGCCCTCCGGGGCGGTAGTAGGTTCAGGCGTGGATGAGTTCAAGGAAGCGCTCGCGGGCGCGGCGCTGATTGATGGCACGCTGGGCGAGACCCTTGATCTCTTCACAGCGAGCCTCGAGGGAGCGCTTTGCAGCGCCCGCATCCGGGTAAGCCGGGTAGGTCACCGGCGAGACGTCGAGCAATCGGCTGAAACGGTGGATGGTCCGCACGATCAGTCCGTCGTCGTCTTCCATCCATTCGTCACCGTCAGGCGCAACCCGGAACGCAAAGCTGGATCCGGTGATGTCACCCCGGGTCAGCGGAGCCAACACCAGGTCCCGGACGGACTGGGTGTCTGGCGGATTGATGTCGTAACGAAGGCCCTCGGCGTCAACCGAAAGCTCCAGCGTCCCGCTGCGAGTGCGCCCCAGCACGAAGTTGGGATCGTGGTTAAACAGTGCTCGAACATCGTCGTTGAGCACATCGTCGAAGGCGCCCGGGGCGATCTCCTCTTTGAACATGCCCAGGATCATTTCACTGCGCTTATTGAAGACCGCACCATGCCCGACGATGCGGGCCGGCTGTCCTTCCTCGGTTTCTTCGGCACGCACCTCACAAAGAAGGGCGCGCTTCTCGACTTCGCTCATGAGGTGGGTTCCTCGTCATCGTTGGGGGTGTCGGATTGATTCAGGGCGCTCAGGGGCTGGGCGTTCACACTGACCAGCATCTGGTCCAGACCATCCCGTGGATTCATGTCCTCGAGCACTCGGACTTCGTTGCGATCCATCCAGCCGTCGTTGATCGCGGCGCGATAGAACTCGGCTCGTTCTTTCGCGGTACCGCGCAGCAGACCGGCAAGGTTGAACTTGCAGTAGTAGCCAGCGGCACGCTCGGCGCGAGTGAATACCCGGCGGTTGATTTCCTGCTCCCAGTTCACAACCCACGGCATCATGGTGTGGCGCACGAACTGAATGGCCTGTTCGCTGATATTGGAGAAAGTGGCCTTGTCCAGGTCGTTGATCATGTGGGCCGGCACGTTGAAGATGCCGGCAACCTCGGAGCGGTTCAGCTTCCGGGTTTCCAGGAACTGGGCATCCTCGGGCGGAATGGTGATCGACTTGTAGTCGAGATCCGCCGGGAGCATCAGCGTCTTGTTCTCGCTGGCTTTCAGCTTTGAGACCGCGTTGTTCCAGGCGGTTTTCAGGCGCTCCCAACTATCCTTCTGAAGCGAGTCCTTCACTGAGATCAGGCCGGTAGGGCGGCCGCCACCGGTAAAGAAATCCTTGCCGTAGCGTTGAGCCGCCAGCCCCAGACCGATGGTTTCGGCGTGTTGCCGGATCAGGCTTTTACCGGTGCGGCCATCAGAACCCAGGGCCCGGACGTGGATCATGTCCTCGAGGGCGACGGCGCGACTGCCTTCGTCTTCCTCGGTGACGGCGTAGAGCCAACGGTTTCCGTTCTTGACCAGCTGGGTTTCCCAGGGACGGCGGGTGACGAGTTCGCGAAGCTCTCCGCTCGGGCTGCGCACGGTCTGGGTGTATCCGTTGCCCCAGCCGAGGACGTGGCTCTGTTTGGTTTCCCGCCACTTGTAGCTGGTCTGCCACTCATTGGGCTCATCGTGAAGCAACCAGTAAGCCGGGTGATCCTTGGCCGCCTCGATGTTGTCGCCCTTTTTCCGCATAACGTAGAGCGGCAGCTGGCCAATGGAAGACGACAACACGTAAATGCAGGAGTAGACCGCCGAGAGAGTCAGGGCGGACTGGTTATCAACCTGGATACCGATATTGGTGTCGAAGTACTCCGCCAGGTTCTGGCCGGTCAGAGGTGTACTCGGATCCTCAAGTGAGCGGGATTCCGGGGCGAACAGGGACTCAAGCATTATTTCTTACCTCCGCCAGCGTTGCGCTTGGAGGCGCGGGCAGCCGCCAGAGCCATGATGAGCATGAGTCCGCCAGCAGCGATAAGGGCATCGGCCAGGCCGAATCTGAGATACAGGCCATAGGTCATCGCCCCGAAACCGGCAAGGCCCAGGGTGTCGATCAGATAAGTGCGCATTTACATCACCAGGATGTCGTCGTCAGAAAGGGTATCCAGTACGCTTTCGCCTACTTGGGCGTTCGCCAGTGCGCGGCCTATGGCCATAATGAGAGCCACCGCGCCATCGATCTTGTTGTGATCGCCCTGCTTGATCGGGCGGACCACGTCGTCATTGCCAGGCAGGTACTTGCCAACCACGTTGCCAACACACCAGGTCATGATCGGATTGCCGTCATGGTGGAACCGGCCAGAGACGATCGCGGCCTCCAGCTCCTTCATTCCATCGGACATGTTGGTGTAGTTCTGAACCATGGTGATCGGGTTCAGTCCCTCGTCGTCCAGCTGGTGCGAGAGGTTCGCGGCGCCGTGTGGGTCAATGGGTGCCTCTTGCGCCGGCGTTTCCAGATTGGCTTCCTTGGCGCATTCCAGGATTTCCCGGTAGTCAACTTCGCTGCCGTCTGTGGCGTCCAGGTGCTTGGACTCAATCCAGCCCTGGTATCGCTCGCCGAGCCGGCGGTCTTCATTGTCGAACGCGGTGTCTTCCGGTACCCAGAATCTCGGGCTGACGCAGTAGTAATGCGTCTTGCCATCTACCTGGCGGCTGAACAGCCGGGCCATGCTGTTCATGTCGAGCTTTCGCGCAAGGTCGAAAGCCAGAATGCAATCCTCGCCGCGGAACTGGTCGATCGTGAGCGATCGGTCCTCGCAGCGTTTCCAGTCCTCCATGTTGAAGAACCCCTCTTTCGAGGAGACCCACACATTGAGGTGCTTGGTCTTGTACTTGTTCGCCAGCCGGGCCCGGGCCACTGCCTTGTCGCGCTGGCTCTTCAGGTAGTCGAGCTTTACCGAAACGCCGGCGTTTGGGTTGGCCTTGAGAATGGCCTCGTCGGTAGTCCAGTCGTCTTTCGGATCGATGGTGTAGATGATGGCGAACAGCTCGTCATCCTGGCTGGTGCCTTCCAGCATCTCGATGGCGCGTTCCCGCATTTCATAACAGGGCCCGGCGATGTCGAAACCCGCGGTGGTTATCACCCAAAGCAACGGCTGCGATCGGGCGCCCATGCCAGTGATCATCGTGTCGTAAAGGCGCGAGTCAGGATGTTCGTGATACTCGTCGATGATGGACATCGAGGGGCTGGAGCCGTCGCCCGGGTCTCCGATCACCGGTTCGAAAACGCTTCCATCCCCGCGCTCCAGCTTCTTTGCCCAGGGCACGATGCCAAATCGGTTGCGCAGGTTTGGCAGTTTTTTGGCCATCTTCAGGGCAGGGCGGAAAACCTCCCAGGCCTGTTTCTCGCTGGTGGCACCGCAATAGACCTCGGCGCCATATTCTTTATCTGCGCAGAAGGCGTACAACCCGGCGCCGGCCACCTTGATGGACTTGCCGTTCTTCCTGGGGACCTCTTCGTAGACTTCCCGGAACCGACGGAGCTTATCCTTCTTCCGGATCCACCCGAACACCATCGAGAAGCTGAACAGCTGCCAGGGCTCAAGGACGATCCGCTGGTTGCCTCTGGCCCACTCCCCTTTGGTATGGGGGAGGAGCTGGACGAACCTGCAGGCCCTTTCCGCCAGGTCCCGGTCGAACCGATACGGATAGCTCTTTGCTTTCGCTGCCTTCAGGTCATTCAGGTGTCGGGCACAAGCTGCCTTCACGTAGCTGCAGGCGACGATCCGGCCACCTACCACATCGCGGGCGTACTTCTGCGCCGCGTTCACATTGGGGTAGGCGCTCATAGGTTAGAACTCGTCGAATTCGTTGCCCTCGTTTTTGCCGTCGTCATTTGCTCCGCCACCGCCGAGCATTCTCATCCTGGTAAGCGGATCCAGCCCGAGCAGTGAGCCCAGTCTTGAAAGCTGCTGCACTGACTTGTCGCGGACGTTCACAACCGGGTGCATCTTCTCGCTGCCATCAGCGGTCGGGAGCGTTAATCCCTCGTTGGCAATCCGGATCTCGGCATCGAGCATCAACTGCCAGGCGTTGCAGTAGGCTTGAAGCAGTGGGGCGTCTTCGACTTCGAAGGTGCCGCGATCGATCAGAACCTTCGATTGTTGTTTCCAGATTCTCCGGGCTGCGTCACCCATCAATTCTTCGGGAGGATTGATCCGAGTGATCGAGCTTTTCTGAGTGCCAACCGACTTCCGTTTTCGGCCTCCGCCGGAGGCGCGAACTGGAGCGTTGTTGTTCAACCAGGACCTCCGGAAAAAGTTTCGTTATTTCTCACGCAAAAAAAAACGAC